TGCAGGTAAGTTCGGTGCCTTGGCCGCGGTCGGTGCTGCCGGAGCCGGTGCTGTTAAAACATTTATGAATGATGACCCAACAACTTATTTATCAAACGAGAACCAACAAAAAAATATGTTAATTGATATGATTACAGATCCAGTTGTAGATGAACCAAAAGCAGATTCAGCAATATTAGATGCTCAATTACCAGCAATAGGAGCTGGTGCTGTAGCAGGTACAGCAGTTACTGCACCTTCGTCATTAAGAGCTTTTAGAGATAGAGCTTTAGGTGCAAAAAAATCTGGTGTAACTATGACAGGTTTAAAAGGTTTAGGAAGAGGTTTAGGAGCTCTTGGAACACCATTAGGTTTACTTGCAACAGAACCATTATTTATTGGTGGACAAATAGCAGAAGGAGACTCACTAGGAGAAATTGCAACTGATCCAATTAATTATTTAGGTGCTTCTTTTCTTCCTTATACAGATAAATTAGTAAGCACAGGATTAAGTCCTAAAATTGCAAAAGCAATGAGATTAGGAATTAGTCCAAGTACATTAAAAACAGTTTCACGTAGATTTGGTCTACCTGGATTAGCGTTATCATTAGGTATCAGTGGTTATGAAACTTTTGATGATTACAGAAACAAACGGGGGTTTTTCAGTGAAGAATAAAACACTTGTTGCAAATATGCAACACGTTAAGTGGAAAGAAATTCCACCTTTGAAAGGACCTGACTCACAGGGGTTGAATGTTCCCATAAAACAAGTTAAAACAATAGAGAACTCGGAGAATATAAATGGCAAAAATAGACAAACCATTACCAAACGTAAATACTGAAATTAAAGTACCTAACGAAGAAGAGGTAGCAATTGAAAAATTACAAACAACTGAAGAACAAGTTGGTCCTGATGATGTACAAGTAACTACAGAAGAAGATGGTAGTGCAACAATTAATTTTGATCCTGAAGCAGTTAATCAACCTGGAACAGAATCACATTTTGATAATTTAGCAGAATTATTACCAGAAGATATTTTAGGTAAATTAGGTTCTGATCTTACAGCAAACTATAACCAATATAAATCTTCTAGAAAAGATTGGGAAGATAGTTATACAAAAGGTTTAGATTTATTAGGATTTAAATACGAAAATCCAACACAACCATTTCAAGGAGCATCAGGTGCAACTCACCCTGTGCTTGCTGAAGCCGTTACTCAATTTCAAGCACAAGCTTACAAAGAATTATTACCAGCTACGGGTCCAGTACATACACAAATAATTGGACTTGCAGATAGAGCTAGAGAAGAGCAATCAAACAGAGTTAAAGAATTCATGAACTATCAGCTCATGGATGTGATGAAAGAGTACGAACCCGAGTTCGATCAAATGCTTTTTTATCTCCCTCTTAGTGGCTCTGCTTTTAAGAAAGTCTACTATGACGAACTTTTAGGCAGAGCTGTATCAAAATTTGTTCCAGCCGATGACTTAGTTGTTCCTTACACTGCAACCTCTTTAGAAGATGCAGAGTCTGTCATACATGTTATTAAAATGTCTGAGAATGATTTAAGAAAAAAACAAGTTTCCGGTTTCTATATGGATATAGAATTGAAACCTGGTTACAACCAAGAAACAGAAGTAGAAAAAAAAGAAAGAGAATTAGAAGGAATTAAAAAAACTAGAGACGAAGATGTATTTACAGTTTTAGAAATTCATACCGACTTAGATTTAGACGGTTTTGAAGACAAAGACTCAGTAGGAGAAATGACAGGAATTAAACTTCCGTATATTGTTTCTCTTGAATTAGGAAGTAGACAAATATTATCAATTAGAAGAAACTATCAAGCCAACGATCCACAAAAACTTAAAATAGATTATTTTGTACATTTTAAATTTTTACCTGGAATGGGCTTTTATGGTTTTGGTTTAATTCATATGATCGGTGGATTGTCTAGAACAGCAACCACTGCTTTACGTCAATTATTAGACGCAGGAACTTTAAGTAATTTACCAGCAGGATTTAAGCAACGTGGAATCCGTGTTAGAGATGAAGCACAAGCTATACAACCCGGCGAATTTAGAGATGTCGATGCACCTGGAGGAAGTATCAAGGATGCATTTATGCCTTTACCATTTAAAGAACCTTCACCAACTTTATTACAGTTGATGGGGATAGTGGTACAAGCAGGACAACGATTTGCCGCCATCGCTGACATGCAGGTCGGAGACGGCAACCAACAGGCAGCTGTTGGAACGACTATAGCTCTGTTAGAACGTGGTTCCAGAGTCATGTCAGCCATACATAAAAGATTGTATGTGGCGATGAAGTGTGAATTTCAATTATTAGCAGGAGTTTTTAAAACTTATATGCCTGCAGAGTATCCTTACGATGTAGTTGGGGGACAAAGAAATATAAAACAAACAGATTTTGATGACAAAGTAGATATTATACCAGTTGCAGACCCAAATATTTTTTCTCAATCACAAAGAATTAGTTTAGCACAAACAGAATTACAACTTGCAATGTCAAATCCGCAAATGCACAACTTATATGAAGCGTTTCATTCAATGTATACAGCGATTGGTGTAAAAAATATTGATAAAATACTTCCACCACCACAACAACCGACTCCAATGGACCCTGCAACTGAAAATATTCTTGCAATGAGTGGAAAACCTTTCCAAGCTTTCAAAGGACAAGACCATCAAGCGCATATTACAACCCATTTAAATTTTATGGCGACTAATATTGCACGAAATGCACCACCAGTTATGGCTGCATTAGAAAAAAACATTTTTGAACACATTTCTTTGATGGCACAAGAGCAATTAGAGGTAGAATTTAGAGAAGAAATTACAAAATTAATGCAAATGCAACAAATGGCACAACAAAACCCAATGTTACAACAAGATCCGCAATATCAACAACAAATTATGACTATGTCTATTAATTTAGAGTCTAGAAAAGCTAAATTAATTGCAGAAATGACGGAAGAATTTAAAAATGAAGAGAATAAAATTATGGGTGAATATAACGACCCAATTGCTAAATTAAAAGCAAGAGAACTTGATTTAAGAGCTATGGACGATAGTGTTAAACGTGACCAAAGCCAAGAAAAGATTAATTTAGATAAATCTAAACAATTAATGGGCCAAGAACAGTTTGACGAGAAGCTGCAACAAAACGAAGAATTAGCTGAATTAAGAGCTGATACATCGCTAGAAAAAACACAGATGGGAATTGACGCAAAAATGGTCAATGACATGATGAAACAAACAGATGTTAGGATCTTGAAAGGTCCTAAAAGATAGTATAAGAAACTAATAGGAGAAAAATATGGGAAAAGGAAAAACATTCTTTACAAAAAACAATCCAAATTATGTTGGAGAAGTTGTATCTGATACACCAAAAGCAGATGCTAACAACACTCTTAAAGTTAATGCGGATGGTTATGCAGAAGAAGTAGAAGTTAAAATGCCTTTAGGTCAACCAACTGTAAACAAAGTTGGTGGACAAAAAAGAATGCTAGCTTCTAAAAAATCTACTGTTAAGTGGTATTAGTCCATGTGGTTATCGGCAATTAAATTAGCCGTTTCTGCTGGAAGTAAAATTTATGCCAACAAGCAGAGAACGAAAATGGCTATGTCAGATGCACAATTAATGCATGCTACTAAGATGGCCCAAGGTGAGGAAGCTTACCAGGGAAAACTCTTAGAAGCCCGACAAGCAGATTATAAGGATGAAGCCGTTTTGGTGGTACTCACGTTGCCCATCGCGGTGCTCGCATATGCAGTTTGGTCAGACGATCCGAGTGCTATGGACAAGGTAAACGTATTCTTTGAGCATTTTGCGGCGCTCCCGTCATGGTTCACTAATTTATGGATACTTGTAGTCGCAAGCATATATGGTATAAAGGGAACACAGATTTTCAGAAATGGAAAAAAATAGGAGTTAAAGATGGCTAAGAAAAAAATTAAAAAGTTTTTAAAAAAACTTGCACCAGCACTTGTTTTAGGTTTGGGTGCAGCAGCTTTAGGTAGAGGTAGACAAGGAACATCAGCAGCTAACGTAGATAGTGGAAGAGGTGGAGATAGCTCTAGTGCTGCGGCAAGAGTTGCAGCAAATAAAATATATCAAGACGATATTATGAGAGGCGGCTCAGGTGTAAAATTTAATAGAAGAAATATGTATTCACCAAATGATTTTGGTTTAGGACCATACGATGGAGCTAAAAAAGGTGGTCGTGCTGGAAAAGACTTTGGTAAAAGAGGTGTAGGAAAAGCAAAACGTGGTTTCGGTAGAGCATTAAAAGGAGGAAAAAAATAATGGCAAATCCAAGATATAATAAACAAACAGCAGAACCTAGAGGCAGAGTAAAAGCTATGGGTGGTGGAGTGATGAGACGAGACATGAGATCTGGTTACTATCCATCAGACATGGGCATGGAAGGTGGTGCTATGTATAAAAAAGGTGGCCGAGTTAAAAAAAAGAAACAAGGCTACAAAGATAGAAAAGACGAATCTATCGCAATGAGAATTCGTAAGAAAAGAACTAAGAAGCAATTAAAAGCATCTAGAGATGAGTCTTACGGAAGATTTGGTTCTAAAGCTAAAAAATCAGGCAAAATAAATAGATAATGATTAAAAAATTTATTGAAAAAATTTTTGGAAGATTTTGTAGATGTGAAGTTAAAGTAAAAGACATCTGCGAACATGCGACACGTCTTTCTAAAAAAGTAAAATATTGTGCTGATTGTAAATTAGTGTTAGACGAAAGTTAAAAGGAGAAACTTATGAGAAAAGATAAATTTGGAAGTCTTTCAGTAAAAGCTGGAATTGATAAAAATCATGGTAAGACTTATGCAGATAAAATTGCAGGAGCTACTATGGCTAAGGGTGGTAGAGCTACACTTAAAAAAGGTGGAAGCGCTTATCACACAACTAAAGATGGTAGAAGAGTTAAAAAAGGACTTTACTACTACATGAACAAAAGAAAGAAAGCAGGAACTAGCAGAAAAGGTACTGGAACAGTATCTGCTAAAGCATTGAAAAGATCGGCTAAGACTGCTAAAAAATAGTCATGAGAAAACAGGACAACATGCCTGCAAGAAACAAGAAGAACTTCAGACCTACGAAGTCTGGAGCAGGTATGACACGAGCTGGTGTTGCTGCCTATAGAAGAAAAAATCCCGGCTCAAAATTAAAAACAGCTGTGACTGGTAAAGTTAAAAAAGGGTCCGCTGCCGCTAAAAGGCGAAAATCTTACTGCGCAAGAAGTGCAGGTCAAATGAAACAATTTCCTAAAGCTGCGGCCAATCCAAATTCGAGACTTCGACAGGCACGTAGACGATGGAAATGTTAATGAGAACAAGTTTATTAGATGCATTATGTGCAAGATATGAAGCACAAATACTAGAAGCTGACGCAACCATTCAAATTTATTTAAAAAATTCTGTAGGTATAGGAGAACACCCACAGCATTTAGATGAAATAGATAAACAGTTGCAAATTATTGTAGATGCAAAAGAAAAACTAGAAGAAATAAAAAGCTTTAGAGGAGACAGAGTTGCCCTTTAAATCAGAAAAACAAAGAAAATATTTATTTGCAAAAAAACCTGCTATTGCAAAAAAATGGACTAAAAAATATGGCAGTACAATAAAACCAAAAAAAAGGAAAAAGAAATAATGGACGAAATGACATTTATAGAAAAAATAAGAAAAGTAATAAAGATGAGACATGATGATGTTGTGTCTGCAATGGCATCTGGTGGTGTTGACAATATGGAAAAATACCAGTATATGTTAGGTCAGATACGAACGTATCAGTATTTAAGTCAGGAAATATCCAGCCTGCTAAACAAAAAGGAGCAAAATGACAAAGACGGAACCATTATCAACATCAACTCAAAAAGTAAAGATTGAGTTACTAAATAAAGAATTAGTAGGTGTTCAACCTACAAAGAAAAAAGA